TCTTGCCCCTCACTTTCATTAAAGGATTTATAATGGCTGAGTCATTTTTAACACTAACAAATAAAGTGCTGGTTAAATTAAACGAAGTAGAATTAACTTCTTCTAATTTTACCTCTGCACGTGGAGTTCAGGTTCAAGCACAAAACGCTGTTAATGAAGCCATTAGATATATTAATCAAAGAGAATTTAATTATCCGTTTAATCATTCTACCAAAAGTGAAACATTAGTTCCGGGTACTGTTAGATACAGCATACCGACAGACGCTAAGTCTGTAGACTACAATACTTTTAGAATAGTAAAAGATACAGATACAAATACTGCTGGTGGTAGATTACGTAAGTTAGATTACAATGAATATGTTAATGCTTATATAACACAAGAAGATGAAATAGTAACCACTACTTTAAACGGTTCACATTCCAGTTCAGTTACAACACTTACATTAACATCTACGACAGGTTTTGATTCTACTGGCAAAGTATACATAGAAAGTGAGATTATTACTTACACTGGTATATTAGGTAATGATCTAACTGGTTGCACAAGAGGTGCAGAAAGCACTACAGCAGCATCACATGCAAGTGGAGTTCAGGTTGCACAATTTGATTCTGGTTCTGCTCCAATTAATGTAGTTAGAACACTAGATAATAATTATCTATTGTATCCTTATCCTGAAAAGCAGTACACATTAAAATACGATTTTTTTACTTTTCCAACAGATTTGTCAGCGCATGGTGATACAACAAGTATTCCCGACAGATTTGCGCCTGTTATTATAGATGGTGCTGTATCCTTTGTATATCAGTATCGTGGTGAAACACAACAATATGGTATTGCTTTTGCTAGATTTGAGCAAGGCATAAAAAATATGCAAACACTTCTAGTAAACAAGTTTGAATATGTTCGTTCTACATATATACCATATACGGGTAATTCTAGAGGTTCTAGTAACGTAAGGGCAGAATAAATGTCAACAACACAACCTAGTGCTTTTAACTGCGAAGGCGGCTTAATACTAAATCGTTCTACGTTTATGATGCAACCGGGTGAGGCATTAGAACTACGTAACTTTGAGCCTGACATTGAGGGTGGCTATCGTAGGATTAATGGGTTCTCTAAGTACGTATCTGCTGTAGTACCACACACTTCATCGTCTTCTGAAAAAGTTCTTATGGTAGCTACGTTTGGTAGTAATGTTTTAGCAGCTAGAGGAACAAGTATATTTAGTGCAACTCCCGGTGGTTCTTCTTGGACAAGCAGGGATAGTGGCAGAACTAGTGCAGGTAAATATAACTTTGAACGCTTTAACTTTGACGGTACAGATAAGATAATAGTAGTAGACGGTGCAAATGCACCTACAGTATTTAATAGTTCTTTAGCTGCAACAGACGTAAGTGAAAGTGATGTAGCTGGTGCTAAATTTGTAGCAGCATTTAAAAATCATATGTTCTATGCTGGTAAATCTACCATACCACAAACTGTAGTATTTAGCCAGCCAGCAGACGAAGATGCTTTTAACAGTGGTTCTGGTGCTGGTACTATTAATGTAGACGATACTATAACAGGACTTAAAGTTTTCCGTGAAGATTTGTTTATCTTTTGTGAAACTCGTATATTTAAACTAAGCGGTACATCAAGTTCTAATTTTGCTATAGTTCCCGTTACACGTGATATTGGTTGTATAAATGGCGACACTATTCAGGAATTTGCTGGTGATCTTATTTTTCTTGGCCCTGACGGGTTGCGTACAATTGCAGGTACGGCAAGGATTGGTGACGTGGAGTTGGGAACTATAAGTTCTAATGTACAGTCTATATTTAATGATAACATTAGTAGCGCATCAGAATTTGACTCTGTAGTTATTCCAGATAAAACACAGTATCGTATATTCTTTACAAAATCTGGAACTGCTGAAACTGTAACCAAAGGTGTTATCTGTGTTCTTAAAGGTCAAAGGTTTGAGTTTTCAGAACTACAAGGAATAAAGCCAGCAAGTACAGATCACTTTGTTTCTGCTGGTGATGTAATTGTTTTACACGGTGCTTACGAAACGGGCTATGTATATAGACAAGAATCGGGCAATACTTTTGATGGCACTGTAATATTTGGTAGATATAGAAGTCCTGACCTAACTTTGGCTGACCCCGGCATTAGAAAACATATGCAAAGGGTTATTATAAACTATAAACCTGAAGCTGCTATTAACTCTAACTTGCTTGTCAGATATGACTACGAGGCGGCAGACTCGTCAAGACCTGCAGCTTATCCACTAGACTCTGAAGATGTTGTTGCTATATATGGAACATCCGTATACGGAACACCTATCTACGGTGGCGCATCACAACCTCTAGTAAGACAGTCAGTAGAGGGTTCAGGGTTTGCTATAGCACTACGAGTAGAAGACAGTGCGGAAACAGCACCGTACTCATTAAAAGGGTTTCAATTAGAATACCAGCTAGGAGAGAGAAGATAAATGGGTGACACGTATACTAGGCAGTCCTCCTACACTGACGGAGATGTTATCACTGCCGCACACACCAACAATGAGTTTAATCAGCTTCTTGCGGCGTTTGCTGCCAGCACAGGTCACACGCATGATGGCACTGCTGCTGAAGGTGGACCTATTACTAAACTGCTTGGCAATACACTAACCTTTGGTGCGGGTACTGCTGGCACAGATATTACTATTACCTTTGATGGTGAAACCAGTGATGGTGAATTAAAGTGGATGGAAGACGAAGACTACTTTGAGTTTTCGGATGACATACTTATTGCAAGCACAGAGAAACTACAGTTCCGTGATACAGCAATTTATATTAACTCAAGCACAGATGGGCAACTTGATCTTGTAGCAGATACAGAAATACAGATAGCTGCCACTACTATTGACATTAACGGTAACGTAGATATATCTGGCACACTTACTATTGGTAGTGCTGATATATCAGAGACAGAATTAGAAATACTTGATGGTGCAACAGTTACCACAACAGAACTAAATGTTCTTGATGGTGACACAACTGCCAGTTCTACAACTGTAGCTGACGCAGACCGTGTTGTATTTAATGATGCTGGAACTATGAAGCAGGTGGCGGTCACTGACTTAGCTGCCTATTTTGATGACGAAATTACAGCGATGCCTAATCTTGTTACAACGGGCGCACTTAACTCTGGCTCTATTACGTCTGGCTTTGGCACAATTGATACAGGTTCGTCTACCATTACTACAACTGGTTTGATTACAGGTGGATCACTTGATATTGATGATGTTTTAATTAATGGTTCAACTATTGGTCACACAGATGACACAGACCTAATGACTCTTTCTAACGGTGTATTAACTGTAGCTGGAGAGGTTGACGCTGTAAGTCTTGACGTATCGGGTGATGCAGATATTGATGGTACACTTGAAGCTGACGCAATCACAATTGCTGGTGTTACACTGGCTGAAACAATCTCTGATACTGTTGGTGCTATGGTTAGTTCCAATACTGAAACTGGTATATCTGTAACATATGATGACAGCGATAATACACTTGACTTTGTTCTTGGTACAGCACAGACAACTATTGAATCTGTAAAAAATACTAGTCTTGTAATCGGTAGGGATGACGACAACCTTATTAAGTTTGGAACAGACAATCAGATTATTTTTGAAGTGTCTGGTGGTGATAATGTCATTTTTAAGGCAAGTGGTGAGATTGAAGCAAGCAGCCTTGATATTAGTGGCGATGCTGACATTGATGGTACACTTGAGGCTGATGCAATCACTGTCAATGGCACAGCACTAAATACTGTTATTGCAGGTGTGACCGTCACTGATGCAACCAACTCTGCCCATGTCTTGGTAACTGACAACGAAAGTACAAACGAAGAAAACCTTATTACTTTTGTAGAGGATGCTACTTCTAGCACAGGTAATGTTGGTCTAGAAATGGATGGTAATCTTACCTACAATCCAAGTACAGGTACTATAACATCAACTATATTTAAAGGTAATATAGATGCAGTGGACGGAGACTTTGATGGCACTCTAGAGGCTGATGCAATCACACTAGATGGTACAGCCATCACAGCCACTGCCACCCTAGACACAGGCATCTCAAACAACAATGTACCAAAGTTTACAAGCGGTGTTGTAGACAATGACTTCCTGCGTGTAGATGGCACGGCTATTGAAGGACGTTCTGCATCAGAGGTGCTGTCTGATATTGGGGCTGCACCAGCGGCTGGAGACTCTAACATT